GAACCGATACCATCCAGAATGGCGGAAGCGATTCAAGACGGTATGCAGCAAACAGACAGCAATTACCGCCTGCAAAGCTTTTCTTATTCGATTCAGAATAAAGCGCTTACTGTACAGGTAACAGCAGATGGCGGCGAAGCAGCAGCGCTTACCGCAAACATATAGAAAGAAAAGGAGGTGCTGCCCGATGCCCATGACAGATCAAGGGTTTCAGCGACAGACATATGCAGAATTGCTGGAGCAGCAGATCAACCGTGCAAAGCAATTATTCGGAGCGGATATGGACACATCAGAAACAAGTGTTCTAGGAAAATACATCCGATTAAACACTGCGGACTATGCAGAGCTGCAAGAATCGTTGGAAGCTGTTTATCAAGCAAGATATATTGATACGGCAAGCGGCGTGCAGTTAGACCGCCTATGCCCGTTTGCAGGCATACAGCGCAACACGGCAACACGATCAGAAATTCGGGTGCTGGCACAAAACAGCAGTACCCGATCAGTTACAATTCCGCAGGCGACCAAGTTGTTAAATGCAGATGGTGTGCTGTTCCACACGTTGGAACGTGTAACGATTGCCGGAAATGAATCGGCACAGTTATCGGCAGAATGCGATACTGCCGGGGTAGCCGGAAACAATCCAACCACCCTGCAATTTTATCAGACACAAGTGGCAAATGTTACAATAACACAGCCTGAATTGGTCTCTGCCGGTGCGGAAATTGAAACCGATATGGCGCTGCGTGCACGCTGGAAAGCATCCATTTCTGGCGCAGGAACGTCTACAACAGCGGCAATCATTGGAGAAGTTTTGCGTGTCAGTGGCGTAACAGACTGCATGTTATTCGAAAATGCCACCAATAGCAATCTGAATGATGGAACCGGGTTCATTGTACCTCCGCATTCTTTTGAAGTGGTGGTATCCGGAGCGACAAATTCCGGCGGTGAAATTGCAAATGCAATCTATCGAAAAAAGCCAGTCGGCATTGCGGCAGTCGGAACGGAAACATTTACCATTCGTGATGTTGCCAATCAGTCGCATACCATTGGATTTTCCTACGGTAAATTTGTTACCGTATCCTGTAGCATTACCGTGCAAAAGAAAACCGGTTTCTTAATCGCACGAGATGTTCCGGCAATTGTGCAGGCAATTCTACAACAGGCGGGCAATTTGAAAATGGGGGAATCGTTATCGCCGACTGCATTTTATCAGCCTGTAGCTGCAATTGAAGCGGTAGAAGATGTTTCTTCCATCGTCCTGCAAAAATCAACCGGAGAAGCAGCCGGATACGGTGAAAAGCTGACAATTGGGGCGAAAGAGACCGCATCCATACAGCAAACAGCTGTATCCGTACAAGTCGGGAAAGAGGGCATCTATGCCATTGGAGAAGATGGAACGGTGAAACGAACAGGAGATGCGGTATGAATACAGTGTATGATTTGCCAGATTCTTATGCAAAGCCTGTCAATGGCAAAGAATCTGAAACTGCTACGAATACGTATCGGCTGTTTCAAATCGGTGCTAGTCAAGTACAAAGCGCTATAACCGACATGAACAACCTATTGGATGATTTAAACCTTTCTGCATGCAGCAGCGAAAGTTTAAACCGTATCGGCGCAATGTATCACGTACAGCGAAATGGTGCAACTGATCGGGTTTACCGATCTAAAATCCTCTTCCAGCTGTCCACGCTGTTCTCTGATCTGAACCAGGATACCATATTAGAGCGCATTGCAGATGCACTTCAAGTTGACTTTGGATCTATTTTTCTTTCCGATATGGAGCAATCTGCAATGGTACAGCTGCACGGGGTATCCGTGGACAGGCTGAAAACACTAGGCGTTACCTCCACAGAACTGCGAGACCTGATTCAATCCATGCTGCCTTGTGGAGTTGGACTCGTAGCAGAAAATTTTCCCGGTACCTTCCAATATTGTGACGTAGGGGAAGAACAAAGCACGGCATTAAACGGAACAGGATTTGACGAATCCGGGTCTCTCGGGCTTGCCTGCGGATCCGATTTTGAGTAAGGAGAAGATTATGGCAAATTATTCAGAACCCATGTTTTGGGGCGAGCGCAACTGCATCAAGCCGGAGCAAATTGCAGAAACCGGCTATGTGAGCGGTGACAACCCGGCCGCAGCGCATGAAAATTATTTTCGAAATCAGACGTATAAATGCATTAAAGAGCTGCAAGAAGGAGCTGTTACGCACGATGATTTGCTGTTTTATGCATCCGGTTTTGTAACAAAAGCTGGCTTTTGTGGTCCCACCAGTATGTGTACGTGCATCGGCGTTGAGGATTGCAAAGTAACTGTTACAGGTACTGGCGAAATTTCTGATGTTTCGGGCGCCTCCGGAGCCTGGGTGCATTATATGTGCAAGCAAGGTGTTTTAACGATTCCAAGCGGAATTACTAGGATTGGAGCTAGAGCATTTTACGGGTGCAACCTAGATTTAATCTACATTCCGAAAAGCGTAACAGAGATTGGAGAGCATGCCTTTGCACTGGAAGGAAATCAATCCTTTGCAACAATCATTCGATATGGTGGAACAGTTGCTGAGTATAGGGCGATTACCAAGGGGTCTGGATGGGCTGAGGGGCGTTCTTGTACGGTTGAGTATGCGGGGTAATAGACGATGGCTGCAAAGAAAAAAATACATTTTGTTTCCTGTACAGAATCGCAGTACAAGAGCTTACAGGAGCCGGATTCCGGTACGTTATATTTTTTAGAGGATGTGCAGCAAATCTACAAAGGAGCTGTGCTCTATACAAAGGTGCCGGATGAGCTGTCACGAAGCGTTTTAAAGTTGCAGGAGAATGCCCATATGCACACAAACAAAAGCGTGCTGGATAGTATTTCGTCAAAGTCGGTTACACAATGGACGCAATCAAAGCCTAAAACTACAGTTGGGATTGGTGGAAAGATTACTGCTAAAGCCACTGAAACAGGCACAGAGCTTGCATGGAGTGCTATTTTAGACCCATCAACGGACAATCTGCTAAAAACATCACAGAACGGGTTGTATGTACCTGGATACACAAAAAGTGAAATAGATGAAGCGTTCACAGACACCCAAAAGCAGCTCTATTCTGATATGTCGGGTAAAATCAGTGGTGTACAGGCAGAAACCAAAGCCTATTTTGACATTTTGACTGGCGCAATGGGGCGGCTGACATTTTATGTCAATGCGGAAACGGGGGATGATAGCAATGCCGGGACATCGGTGAGTGTACCATTGAAAACAGTTGCGGCAGCACTAAATAAGTACCCATTTTACAGCAACATCAGAATACAATTAGCCGCCGGAACCTATGACATTGGTACAATTACCGCCGAAAACAAGAAAATCGCCTTAGTGGGTGCATCTGCTGCAAATACTACACTCAACGGCAGAATCAATCTGACCAGCTGTACCCTTACGCTGTCTGCATTAACTGTTGTTGCAGACGGTACAACACCGATTGTAACAGCTTCCACTGGATCGCATGTTTACGGCTATCGTGCGAATTTCACTTCGACCGGGGGCGCAGAATGCTTGCGTGTCACAACCGCCAGCCAGTGCTATTTGGATGGTTCGGTGTTCACTACTGCGAACGATACGGAGACGGTAGTGCGCAGCAGCGGAGGGGCTTTGGTGTGTCTGGGGTATTGTACAGTTCCTGGCATTTTGCGTGCCAGCACAACGGGGCTTATCAATACGGTAAACGGCACCATCCACGATACCGCAGCGGAATCCGGCGGCATCATATGGGTAAATGGTACCCGGGTTGCACCTGTGGACGATACCGGTTGGATGACCAAAACAGCGAATTTTGATGAAACGGTCAATGGCGATACTGTGACAACAAATGTTACCATCGCATACCGCAAAATGGGTGCGGTTGCATCTATGCATGCTGTGGTCAATCGTCCAAAGGGTGCAACCTCCATCATGCTTACGACAGCGGGGAAATTGACCATTCCAACATCTTGTGCACCTGCGTATTTGTATCACATTCCAGAAACAAATGTCCGAGGGGTTCAGATGACGCCAAATGGAACGACAGGAGATCAGACCTATTTTAGGTTTGATTTTCCGACCGGAACGGAACAGACAGATCAAACCTATATGTTCGATGCAACATATTTTGTAAATTAGTAAATTAAAGGAGGCAAAAATGAAAGAGTGGATTTGTGCGCTAGTCGGCGCCGTTGGCGGCTGGCTGGCATGGATGTTCGGTGGATGGGACGCCGCTATGTTGTCCCTACTGATTTTTATGGGGGTTGACTACTTAACCGGACTGATTGTGGCTGCGGTTGGTAAATCTCCCAAAACGCAAGGCGGCGGACTTTCCAGCAAAATCGGATGGAAAGGGCTGGCAAAAAAGTGCGTTGTACTTTTACTAGTATTGGTAGCAGCTCGTTTGGATGCTGTACTGGACGTTCATTATGTGCGTGCAGGTGTTTGCGTTGCATTTATGTGTAACGAGTTACTTTCCATATTGGAAAACGCAGGCCTGATGGGCATTCGACTGCCGGACGTGTTGACCCGTGCAATTGAACTGCTCCAGCAGAAAAACAATAAATAGGAGGA